GTCAAACGCGAGTGATGACACTGCGGGGCCTGGCACAAACGAAAATTGAATCTGACCTGCGTGGAAAGCCGTCTTTGCAAACATGAACTTAAACTCAAGTGACCCCCGATAGCACTGAAAGTGCTCCGTTAGCCACCTCACCGGAGTGAAATACTCGGTGCCGAGGTTCTGCATCCTAAACTCCTCGGGATTCATGGGAAATTGCGCTACCTGCTGACCGACTGTGTTGGAAGTGGAAAACGCCACAGCAGCCCAAGGCGCCCACTGCCTCTTGATAAAGGCGATGGAACACTGGTCGGCACTGTCCAGCGTGGCGTCGTCCAAAACCATGAGCTTGTTATCGGAGAATAGCGACATCTTTTGTGCAATATCGGTTCCCGTGGCGCTCGCCATATTCCAATGGTTGCTGCGAGCGACTCGTTGATTCACATCGTCGTGGGCGGGCTTGGACCAGCCGAGAGCGCCTGCCGAAAGGGCGGCGGCGTTAAGCATCCACTGTGTGGGCCCAACGAAGGGCTCCAACGAGGGGATGGATGTTAGCGGTGCACTTGCTTGGGCCAGTCCAGAAAGAAAGCTGGAAACTGGTGTGTGCTCGCGCTCTGGCTGGCTACCGCGCTGCCTGATTCGTGGCCTTGCCGTGGCCACCTGCGACTGTGCCACAATCGTGGTACTCTGCCCGAACAACTCAACATCCTCCAACGACATCCACAAATTCCAAGTGACTGACGGAGAGCCACTCGAGCCCACACTCAAAGGCAGGAAAACTCTGATTTCAACGCGTGCAGGCGACACGCGATTGGCGGCAGTCAGTTCCAAGAACCTGAGTGGGCTCACATACGGCACCTTCAAAACGACTGACTCTTCCGAGGGGGTCAAATAAACACCAGGCAACTGGTTGAAGCTGATGAAATGAGACACATGTTCCAGGACCTTGTTTGGGTTGGTTTCGGGGGCTGGATAGTAGCCTACCCTGACACTGCCGGCGTGGAAAGGCGTGCCGTTGAGTGTTAAACGAAGGACGGTGTTGAAACGCATCCCGTAATAACCCTGCAACTTGTCACGCCACATACCATTGGACAATATCATGTCAGCTACGTTCGCTGAGTAAAGGAGGTCGTTGATCGTGTTGCTGGTCTGCCAATTGCCGGAAGCGACCAAATATGGTTTACTCAAATACTCGGCCACTGATTGAATCTGGTTCGGCAAAATGGCACCTGCAATCTCGGGATCCAACTTCCTCGCAACCCTCGTCTCAACAACCACGGAAGCATCCATGGCAACACTCGTGACGCCAGCGGCGTCAGACGCCGCTGGCTGGTGGGCTGCGTTTTCCGCGGCAGCTTGCGGTTTATCTTCTGACTTGTTGTTAGGTCGTTGGACTAAAACACCGGGAAGGACCCAGTTCCCGGCGAGTTGCTGGCAACGCGGTGTTAGCGGGGGCTGCCCGCAGCCGTGACCGCGAGGAAAATTCCTCCAGCACCCCAGCGAGCTGGCCACCACAACTCGTTGGGGCGCGACCTAGTTTAACGTCATAGTCGCTTCTTCGGACAATGCTTCTCCTTAGTAGGAGGCGTCAGAGCTCAAAAAGAGCTCAAAACGCTCCTCCCACTTACGAATCTCCATCGGGCTCTCCAACCACGTGCCCTCCGCTGCTTCTTGAATCCTGCGCTGCCAATGGTAATACACGTCCGGGCCGTGGGCCGACAGTTCGACTAACATGGTGTGGACCCTGTTCAAATAGTCTTCGTGGGTGTGGTCGGTTTTGTTCATCCACTGAACACAATTGAGAATTGTGTCCATGGAGAGAGCTGCAACAAAGCGCGTGGATGAGTACTGTGGCAGACGCAAAAAGCGGCGTTTCAAAAACGTCACTTCATGAATCGTGGTCCAAACATCAACAAAATCATCTCCCTTGTTTTCATCTGTGAACTTTATATCCCATTTATGAAAGACTTTTTTAAAATTCAAGAAACTGAACTCTTCTCTGTCTGATGATATTAACACGTCGTCCCCATACGTGTCCACTTCAATGTCCGTTATGCGAAGCTGCGGTTTGACGTCACAAATTTCAAGAGCGGCACTGTGCGTCATGATCAAGGTCATGATTGAGTTGAGGATGACTGTTAAGATGTTGCCACTGGGGTTGCAGCCTATCCACTCGTAAACAGCATTTCCGAAAGCGTGTCTACTATAGATGAGCTCGTCGAAGAGAACTTCCCTAATTTCGTGGTCAGGCGTGCCGTAATCATTGTAAAACTCGTGAATGATGTCCTTGATGCGCCGCATAGCGTTGGGCTCCAGGCTGCAGTCAAAATTGCCCACGTCACCAGCGATGCAAAACCTCTTGGTATGCTTGTTGCCCAGAACAGTCCACTCGTCGCTTGTGGGGCTAATGCCTACCGCAATGCCATTGACAATGCGGTTGTTCATCACGTGTTCGCTAAACCCCAAGAAGTACTGACGCATCAGAATAGAGAAGTGGAACGGCGCACACGAAATCAAGCGTGCCGGCTTGCCGATGGGGCGCAACTCGTC